GGCTATCGTCAGTTTAACACGGCTTACATTGAGATTCCTAAGAAAAATGGAAAGTCAGAACTTGCCGCAGCGGTTGCCTTGCTGCTCACCTGTGGTGATGGCGAAGAACGTGCCGAAGTCTATGGCTGTGCCGCTGACCGCCAACAGGCTGCCATTGTATTTGATGTGGCTGCCGATATGGTACGAATGTGTCCTGCCCTTTCCAAGCGGGTGAAAATTCTAACCTCACAAAAGCGTATCGTGTACATTCCGACCAACAGCTTCTATCAGGTGCTTTCGGCAGAAGCCTACTCCAAGCATGGCTTCAACATCCATGGGGTCGTGTTCGATGAACTTCACACGCAGCCGAACCGAAAGCTCTTTGATGTTATGACCAAAGGCTCCGGTGATGCCAGAATGCAGCCTTTGTATTTCCTGATTACCACAGCCGGCACAGACACAAATTCAATCTGCTATGAAGTTCACCAAAAGGCAAAGGACATTCTGGAAGGCAGAAAACATGACCCAACTTTTTATCCCGTTATCTATGGTGCTGATGAATCGGAAGATTGGACTGACCCGAAGGTTTGGAAAAAGGCAAATCCATCCCTCGACAAAACCATCGGAATAGATAAGGTGGTGGCTGCGTGTAATTCTGCAAAGGAGACTCCCGGCGAAGAGAACGCTTTCCGACAACTAAGACTCAATCAATGGGTAAAGCAGGCAGTGCGTTGGATGCCAATGGAGAAATGGGATAAATGCAAGGTATCATTTGATGAAGAGAGGCTTGCCGGGCGTGTTTGCTATGGTGGTCTTGACCTTTCCTCTACAACAGATATAACAGCTTTTGTACTTGTCTTTCCACCTACTGAAGATGATGAACATTATTATGTTTTGCCCTACTTCTGGCTGCCGGAGGAAACTTTGCCCCTTAGAGTAAGACGTGACCATGTTCCATATGATATATGGGAACGGCAAGGCTATCTGAAAACAACTGAGGGAAATGTGGTTCACTATGGTTTTATCGAAAACTTCATCGATGAGCTGGGACAGAAATTTCATATCAAAGAGATAGCATTTGACCGTTGGGGTGCGGTGCAGATGTCGCAGAACCTTGAGGGACTGGGTTTTACAATGGTACAATTTGGACAAGGATATAAAGACATGAGTCCACCGACCAAGGAACTGATGAAACTGACTCTGGAACAGACCCTTTCCCACAATGGTCACCCGGTTCTTCGGTGGATGATGGATAACATTTTCATCAGGCGTGACCCTGCCGGAAACATCAAGCCGGACAAAGAAAAATCCACAGAGAAAATTGACGGTGCGGTTGCCATGATCATGGCTCTTGACCGTGCAATTCGCTGTGGATGTGTGTCTGATGAGTCGGTTTATGATATGAGGGAGATGCTGGTGTTTTAATTATCTCGATTTAATCCATTTCAAAGCTTCAGTACCACATTCATAATCCTCAGCAACATCTTTAGCATACAAATACTCAGAATCAAAAGAACCTGTTTTTAAGTTGTATGTATATTTAAATACAACAGGTATCTCTCTATTGTATCTTTGGCAAATTTCATTCAATTCCGGCATTATTTCTTCTGTTATAATATTATAGATCTTATTATCGATTTCGTCGGATACACCCGCTTTTACATTGCCAACTACTTTTTCATCAACACGGTATGCACTTGCAATTAAAGACTGGGAATCATCATTATAAATGTATACGTATAGTAGTTCCGATTTAGCACTTGCTGCTTCTTTGTACAAAGAAATAATTTCCGACTGCTTATCCATGAATTCATCTTCAAAACACATTTATCTTACTCCTAAGCTATATGACTTAATCGAAAAATTTACTCGATTTCATATTTAAGTATACCACATCCACACCAAAAAAACAACCCTCTGAAAGGAATTGATTTTTATGGGAATTTTCAGCGGGCTCTTTAAGTCCAGAGATAAGCCGACCAACAGCTACGACAGCCCGTCATACACATATTTTTTCGGCAGAAGCAATGCAGGAAAAAGAGTCACCGATAGAACAGCTTTGCAGCATATTGCGGTCTATGCCTGTGTGCGGGTTCTGTCAGAAGCAATTGCACAGCTGCCGCTTCATGTGTACAAATACAACGATAGCGGAAAAGAGCGAGTGCCACAGCATCCGCTTTATTTTTTACTCCACGACCAGCCAAATCCTGAAATGACTTCTTTTGTTTTCCGAGAAACCTTAATGTCACATCTGCTGATTTACGGCAATGCCTATGCACAGATTATCCGAAACGGCAGAGGTGATGTTTTAGGGCTATACCCTTTGATGCCTGACAAAATGAAGGTTGACCGTGATGAGAAAAACCGCCTGATATATATTTACAGCCGTTACGATGAGGCAAATCCGAATCTGAAAGAACAGGGCGACATCGTTCTTTATGCTGATGAAGTCCTGCACATTCCGGGTTTAGGATTTGACGGACTGGTTGGATATTCGCCGATTGCACTTGCGAAAAATGCAATCGGCATTTCTATTGCCTGTGAGGAATATGGGGCATCGTTTTTCGGAAATGGTGCTTCACCAAGTGGCGTGTTAGAACACCCCGGAGTGATCAAAAATCCGGAGCGTGTGCGTGATGCTTGGCAAAGAGCCTATGGCGGAAGAAATGCTCACAAGGTCGCAGTTTTAGAGGAGGGCATGAAATTCACCCCCATTGCAATTCCAAACAATGAAGCACAGTTTCTGGAAACCAGAAAGTTTCAGATTGAGGAAATAGCAAGAATGTACCGTGTACCGCTTCATATGATCGGTGACCTTGACCATGCAACATTCAGTAACGTAGAACATTTATCCCTTGATTTCGTGAAATATAGCCTCGATCCTTGGATTGTCCGATGGGAGCAGTCATTGCAGAAAGCCTTGCTTTCTGATTCTGAAAAAGGGCAGTATTTCGTGAAATTCAATGTGGACGGGCTTTTGCGAGGCGATTATGCTTCCCGTATGCAGGGCTATGCTACTGCAAGACAAAACGGCTGGATGTCGGCGAATGACATCCGAGAACTTGAAGATATGAATATGCTTTCTGAGGAAGAGGGCGGAAACCTGTACCTCGTAAATGGCAGCTTTACAAAACTCGCAGATGCAGGAGCATTTGCAAATCAAAATTCAGAAAAGGAGGAGAAAACCAAATGAAGAAATTCTGGAACTTTATCCAAAATGAAGATACATCGGAAACAGAGCTTTTGTTTAACGGTCCTATCTCTGAAGATACCTGGTGGGGCGATGAGGTCACACCTGCACTGTTCCGTGATGAACTTGCAAAAGTCAGCGGAAACTTGACAGTCTGGCTGAACTCGCCGGGCGGCGATGTGTTCGCTGCAAGTCAGATTTATTCTATGCTGAAAAATCATAAAGGCAAGGTCACCGTAAAAATTGATGGTATTGCTGCCTCTGCCGCATCGGTTGTGGCAATGGCAGGCGATGAAACTTTGATTGCACCGACTGCCCTAATGATGATTCATGACCCCAGCACTTGTGCTATGGGCAACAAGGCAGATATGGAAAAAGCTATCATCTTGCTGGATGAGGTAAAAGAAAGTATCATCAACGCCTACGAAACCAAATCTCATCTCAGCAGAAACAAGATTGCGAAACTGATGTCCGATGAAACATGGCTCAATGCAAAAAAGGCTCATGAGATGGGATTTGTGGACGGGATTCTGTTTGCAGATAAGAAAATGCCTGTTGTTCCTGAAGAGGAAGAACAGGATGAAGAAGAAAAAGAAGATACACTGACCGCAATGACCTATTCCAAATCGAAGAATCTATCTGCATTCTTATCCAAAGTATCTGCATCAGCAGAATCCGTTACAGGCACACTCATTGACCAGCTTGAAAAAAGGCTGGCATTACTGAAATACTAAGGAGGATTTTAACTATGGCTATGACAATTCAGGAACTCAGAGAAAAAAGAAAGAAGGCCTGGGACACTGCCCGTGATTTTCTTGACAGCAAGCGAAACGCAAACGGTGTTCTCAGTGAGGAAGATTCCAAGACCTACGATGCAATGGAACAGACGATTGTAGACCTTGGAAAGGAAATTCAGCGTCTGGAAAGGCAGGCTGAAATCGAAGCTGAAATGAACAAGGCAACTTCCACTCCTGTTCTCGGAAAACCCGCAACTCCGAATGTAACTGAAAAGACAGGTACAGCAAGCGATACTTACAAAAAAGCATTCTGGAACAGCGTCAGAAATCGCAATTGGATCGATGTCCATGATGATTTGCACATTGGTACAGATGCAGAGGGCGGCTATCTTGTTCCAGATGAGTTTGTGCGCCTGTAAAAGGCGATGTTTACAGTAGATTAGGCTCTACACCGCACAGCAGAGCGGTTGTCAATCTGCCTAACCGATGACAGGAAACTGGACACGGGAACACAGCACGGCAGAAACGCAGGAAACGTCAAAAGGATATGAGGCGAGTAGTACCTGCAATGACAAGATAACATAAGGATAAGGCTGGATTGCCAAAGCAAAGGTTAGCTCCTTTTTCGTGGGAGGGTGTGGAAATTATCCTGAAACCACTCTCATGACCCCACCATAATATTGAATTCGTTATGGTGTCTGCTATAGGTCATGAAGCAAGCGTGAGAACACGTGAGATAAACCGAAATGATATCCGACAGTTATCACTTGCCTATAAGCATCGTTAAACAGGGATTGCCTAAGTGGAAATGCCGAAAGGCTATGTCTATTCGAGACTGAATATTCCATATGGCAACGGAGCTTCCGTAGTAGTCCGAGGTGGATAACGCCCACTACATGGCGAAGGGAAGCAGTTTGTTAATTCCAAAGTAAGAAGATGAAAGGGAGGAGAATCCTCATGAATCCAACATCGGAGATTTTGGAGCGTGTCAATAAAAGTTCCTCGGAACATCACGACGGAGTCTTTACAAGACTCTTTCGCTACCTTCTGAGAGAGGACATTTATTTTGCAGCTTACCAGAAATTATATGCAAACAGTGGAGCAATGACTCCCGGAAGTGACAACGACACTGCTGACGGTTTTAGTGCTGAATATGTGCATGAACTGATTGAAGAATTGAGGTCAGGAAAGTACAAACCGAAGCCTGTGCGCAGAGAATATATCAAGAAACAGAACGGAAAAATGCGCCCACTGGGTATTCCGTCATTTCGAGATAAACTTCTGCAAGAGGCGGTTAGAATGTTTCTGGAAGCAATCTATGAACCGTTATTTTATGACCAGTCACATGGTTTCAGACCGGAGAGAAGTTGTCATACAGCTCTCGACCAGATAAAGACAAATTTTCGTTCTGTAAAATGGTTCATAGAAGGCGACATCAAGGGTTGCTTTGACAATATAGACCACACAGTGCTTATTAAAACGTTAGAAGTCAAAATCAAGGACAGCAGATTTATCAATATTATCAGAGCTTTCCTGAAAGCAGGTTATGTGGAAGATTTTCAATATCATACCACAATCTCCGGTACACCACAGGGCGGAATCATTTCCCCTATTCTGGCAAATATATACCTGCATGAGCTTGACCGGAAAGTCATGAAACTCAAGGAAAAGTTCGATAAGCAGTCTACACGACACCAGACACCGGAATATCTTCATTTAGCGAAAAGAAGGCAGACACTTCAAAAGAAGATTGACAGGGTAAAAGGTGAGGAACGTGAGCTTGCAATCAAGGAATATAAAGCGGTGTGCAATCAAAAATTGAAAACGCCCGCAAGAATGTCCGACGATAAAAAGCTTGTATACTGCCGATATGCTGATGATTTTCTAATTGGAATCAGCGGAAGCAGAGAAGACTGTGAAGAAATTAAAGAGATTCTGAGAGAATTTCTATCAACGCAGTACCATTTAGAGTTGAGTGCTGAGAAAACAAAGATCACACACAGTGCTGAACGAGTACGTTTCCTTGGTTATGACGTTGCGGTACGCCGAAGCCAGAAGATAAAGAAAAAGGCAAACGGTGTTAAACAAAGAACGCTGAATAACTCTGTAGAATTAACTGTACCTCTCGAAGATAAGATCATGCAGTTCCTGTTCAAAAACGACATCATAGAACAAAAACCAAACGGAGAAATCTGGGCGGTTTGCGTTCCAAGATTAAGACATCTTTCGGAAGTGGATATTGTGAACAGGTATAATGCACAAATCCGTGGCATTTGCAATTATTACTGCTTAGCAGCGAATTATGATAAGCTGAATTATTTCCGTTATCTTATGGAATATAGCTGTCTAAAGACGCTTGCAAGCAAAAGCAACAGCACAACGAGAAAAATCATCCAAAAATATCGTCATGATGGCAAATGGGCTATTCCCCATGAAGTTAAAGGCGGTATCAAATATGCAAAGCTTGTCTCGTTAGCTGACTGCAAAGCCGGTAAGTTGATGTCCGATAAAGACCCATGGCAATACAAATCCTTTGACCCGAAAAAGCTGTCACAATATGTGCGGTTAAGCGCAGGGGTATGTGAGCTGTGTGGTGATAATAGTGATTCCTGCTGTATTTATCATGCAGGTAAAATGAAGAATCTGAAAAGCACTACGGAATGGGGCAAGAAAATGCTTCACATGAGACGTAAAACGTTGATTGTTTGCCCGAAATGCTTCAAAAAGATTCACAGGGAACAAAATAAATGACATGTCAATAATGAATGGAAAGCCGTGTACATCGAGAGGTGTAAGCACGGTTTGGGAGGGGCTTTGTGCAAACCTGTCATCGAAAGATGATAAGGCGGCACACTGCTACCTCACGAACGAAAACTGGTGGAAGCATTAGAGGAAGAGAGCATTTTCCGTCAGATGGCAACAGTTATCAAAACTTCCAACGGTGACCGCAAAATTCCCATTGTGACTTCCAAGGGCGAGGCTGTCTGGATGGACGAGGAACAGCAGTATTCTCTTTCTGATGATACTTTCGGACAGGCATCGCTTTCCGCATATAAGCTTGGAACAGCAATCAAGATTTCTGAAGAACTACTCAATGACAGCGTATTTGACCTGCCATCATATATTGCAAAGGAATTTGCAAGAAGAATCGGTGCGAAGGAAGAAGAGGCTTTCTTCGTTGGTGACGGTAAGGGAAAACCGACCGGTATTTTTAATGCTACAGGCGGTGCGGAAGACGGTACTTCCACCACAGGTGCAAGCATCACGTTTGATGATGTGATGGAACTTTTCTACTCCCTCAGAAGTCCGTACCGCAAGAAGGCGGTATGGGTGCTCAACGATTCCACGGTGAAGGCACTTCGAAAGTTGAAGGACAACACAGGAAACTACATCTGGAGTCCGTCTGTGCAGGCTGGTGTTCCTGATACAATCCTCAATCGCCCTTACAAAACATCGAGTTATGTGCCGGAAATCAAGGCTGGCAACAAGTGCATGGCATTCGGCGACTTTAGTTATTACTGGGTAGCTGACAGACAGGGACGCTCTTTCAAGAGACTGAATGAACTCTTTGCCATGACCGGACAGGTTGGTTTCCTTGCAAGTCAGCGTTTGGACGGCAAGCTGATTCTCCCGGAAGCGATCAAGACACTCACTATCAAGAAAGCGTGATGCTATGATTACGCTGAAAGAGGCGAAAAATTATCTGCGAGTGGATTATGAGGAGGATGATAGTCTGATTCAGAATCTTCTTTCTACAGCGAAAAATCTTGTAATGGACGTTGGCAGAATGGACGAATCAGCACTTGCTGAAAATGAAGATATCGTGCGGACTGCGATGCTTTTCGCACTTGGGTATCTTTATGAAAATCGAAGCAATCCTGATTATCAAAAGCTAACGTTGAATCTCAGGTCGATTTTATTTGCACAGAGAGAGGATGTGATTTGATGGAAATTGGAACTCTGAACCAGCGAATCACCTTTCTGGAGAATCGTGTGGTTACCGATGAAATCGGCAATCACACTGCTGTGTGGGATGAAGCTTTTTCCTGCTGGGCAAGAGTGACTTTGAAATATTCTGTGGAGCATACGGATGCTGGTGTGACCAAAGAGACACAAACGCTGGAATTCCTCATTCGGCAAAGCCAGCACTGGATGCCGTCTGTAACAGGAAACCGAATCTTGTTTCGGGATGTCACATACAACATCATCAGTGTTACACCGGATTATCTGCACAAGGATTATCTGAAACTTACTGCAGAAGCCAGAAAGGCAGGACAAAATGACCAGTATTGACAATCTTGCAGAGGAAATTATGCAGGGCTTGCAGGAATATGCAGACCTTGCGGATACTGCCATGAAAAAGGCTGTCCAGAAAACCGCCACGCAAGTGAAAAACGAGATTTTCGCCAATGCTCCGAAGGACACCGGAAAATATGCAAAAAGCTGGGCAACGAAAAAGACTGGCGAAAACAGTCACTCTTTGGAGATGACAGTACATTCTAAAAACAGATATCAACTGGCACACCTTTTGGAAAAGGGACACGCCAAACGTGGCGGTGGTCGGGTATCCGGCAAACCGCATATTGCTCCTGCGGAAGAAAACGGTGTACAGTTGCTGGAGCATTTGATTGAGGGGGCGTTGTCATGACCTACGAACAAATCGCAGAAATGATGGAGGAAATGGGACTGCCTTTCGCCTACCATCATTTTGCCGAGGGCGAAAGCCCTGCACCGCCTTTTCTGCTGTTCTTATCTCCCGGAGAGAATACGTTTTCGGCAGATAATTTGGCATATTTCAGTTGCAAACAGCTGGACATTGAATTGTACACAGACAAAAAGCAGCTGGAATTGGAAGAACAGGTGGAGTCAGTGCTTTCCCAGCACGAGATTTATTATACAAAAACAGAAACATTCATTGATTCGGAAGAATTGTATGAAGTACTCTACGAGATGGAGGTTTAAGTCCTATGGCAAACAAAAAGAACAAGGTCAAATTCGGTTTGACCAATGTACATTACGCTAAAATCAAGGACTGGGTAACCGATGCCAGCGGAGCCAATTTGACACCGGTCTATGTGGACCCGGTGCGTCTGCCGGGTGCGGTTTCCATTTCCATTGATGCAAACGGCGAAAACGAAAATTTTTATGCCGATGACATCGTATACTACGTGATTTCCAACAATTCTGGCTATGAAGGTGATTTGGAAATCGCCTTGATTCCTACAGATTTCTTTACAGATATTCTGGGAGAAATCTTGGACAGCAACGGCGTTCTGGTGGAACGAAATGATGATGAGGTATCACAGTTTGCGTTGCTGTTTGAATTCACTGGAGATAAACGGAAGATTCGCCATGTTCTCTATTGCTGTTCCGCCTCCCGTCCGGCAACAGAGGGACAGACCACAGAGGACAGCAAGGAAGTAAAAACAGAAACCATTTCTATCAAAGCTTCGGCTCTGCCGAACGGTCTGGTAAAGGCAAAGACATGTGAATCCACAGATGCTTCTACTTATGATGGCTGGTACAAGAACGTATACACACCGGCAGTCGGAACGGCTTCCAAGACCACTGTAAAAGCGTAAGGAGGTGGCAGTATGGCAATTCAGAAAAATATTACAATTGATGGGATTGATGTGCCGTTTAAGGCAAGTGCGGCAGTCCCCAGACTGTATCGTCTGAAATTCCGCAGAGATATTTATCAGGACTTTGCAGCACTGCAAAAGTCTGTGGGAGAAAATACAAAGGAATCCTCTGCACTGGACATTGAAAGCCTTGAGGTATTTGAAAACATCGCATACATCATGGCAAAACACGCCGATGCAGCCATTCCGTCATCACCGGACGAGTGGCTGGAGCAGTTTAACACGTTCAGTATTTATGAGATTTTGCCGCAGCTGATCGATCTCTGGGGTTTGAACGTAGAAACACAGGTCCAGTCTAAAAAAAACATCGCCCGATTGACCGACCGATGACCACACCGCTGTTTTTGCTGCGGTGCGTTCAGCTTGGTTTGTCAATGGGCGATTTGGATTTTTTGACCATTGGTCTGGTGAATGATATGTTCACCGAACGGGAGAATGATGAGTGTCATTATGATGTGCTGGCGGATCAGAGGGATTTTGATGCGTTTTGATTACAGGTCATTTTCCTGTATTCTTTTTTGAGCAATGCCGTATACTTCTTCATCGGCTCTGGCACCAATTACAATAATCAGCATCTTATCATTTTGCTTGACAACTTTGTATACGACTCTAAGACCTGCACTTTTCAGTTTGACTTTCAGAAAGCCAGTTAGATCATTGCCGTTTTTGTTTCCAAGCGGTTTCCCATATCCGCCTTCATAAACAGGAAGCGGATTTTGTTTCACTTTCTTGATTGCTTTTAAGACCAGTATTCTTTGACTTCCGTCAAGCGATTTTAAATCACTTTCGGCTTCCGGCAGATATTCTACTTCCCAATTCATTCAAATTCTACCTCATCAAAGTCGGATAAATCGTCGTCTGTGATTCCGAGGTCTTTCATAACTTTTTCTTCCGGAATCGTTTCTTCCGGATTGAATTTTTCCATTCGTTTTACAGCCAGAGTGAGTAAGCGGGCATCATTCACTTCATCCATCAGGCTGACATATTCATCCGGAGAAAGAAGCACACATTCCGGTGCATTGTTTTTCATAACAACTTTTGCACCGCTGTTTTTGACATCCTGAAAAATTTTTCCTGCAAGTCCACGATTGAACTGCGAAATAGAAATGGTATTTTGAATTGCTGCAATAATATTCATACGCTACACCTCCACTTATAGTATACGTCATTTTTACATAAATGTCAATAGATTTACTGATAAAAAAGCTGATAATTTTTTAGAACTGAGGTGATTACATGTGGTGTGTAGCCTACGCCACAAATAATACAAAATCCTCGAAATTACGGGCTTTTTAGACGTACTTTACAAATGATACAATTTTTTTGAAAGTAGACTAATCCACAGAGATTTTACGCAAATTTGCCCTTGTTCTTTCCCAAAGGGTGTGCTATAATGAGTCTATTCAGGGAACTGAAAATAGACAAAGGAGAAAAAACAGCGTGGAGGAAAGAAACATAACGAAGATTCCAGTTCGTCATGAATTACCACGGCTATCCAAAGTTGGTGTTTATTGCAGAGTAAGTACAAATCAGTCAGAGCAGCTTCGCAGTATGTCTGCCCAAGCCTCTCATCTCACAAGAACAGTTCTGCACAGCAGAGGATGGATACTGATTGATATTTATCTGGATTTTCATACTGGATTAAATGACAACAGACCAGAATTACAGAGGTTATTGAAAGATTGCAGGTCAGGAAACGTTGATACCATTTTAACAAAAAGCGTCAGCAGATTTGGACGGAATACTGCTGAAACAATCCGCCTGATTCGAGAACTCAATGCCATTGGAGCCAGAATTATATTTGAGAACGAAGAAATTGACACTTCAAAATGTGAAAGTGAATTTCTTGTCACTTTAATTGAAGCCTATGCACAGGAAGAAAGCTATAACCGCAGTGAGAATATTCGATGGGGCATTGAAAAGCGAATGCAAAATGGAACATCGCTTCTTTATAACAGGAAATGCTTCGGATACAGAAAGAATGAGAACGGCACTTTAGAAATCTGTCCGGAAGAAGCAGAAGTTGTTCGTTTGATTTTTGATTTCTATCTTCGTGGCGGAAGTATTCTTTCCATCATAAAAGAACTGGAGAATCGGCAAATTCAAACGCCATCAGGAAAGAAAAAATGGTGCACACAGACAGTTGTAAAAATTCTAACCAATGAAAAGTATATCGGAAATGTGCTGCTGAAAAAGACCTATACAGATGGATTCCCAAATCGAAAGCGGAAAAACAACCGTGGAGAGAAAGATCAATATCTTGCAGAACAACTACACCCTGAGATAATATCAAAAGAAATTTTTGATGCAGTCCAGATAGAACGGCAACGAAGAAGTAATGTAGTAATAGACAAAAATGGAGAAAAGAAACGGGCAGGGAAGCGATACTGCTCGAAAATAACACCAGAAACAGATATAGAATCATTCGATAGCATATTAGATTACTCATCATATAGCAAATGATAAGTATACAAAGAAAAAGTGCAGAAATACGCCAATTCAACAAAAAAACGATAGCCCCGACCTACCGTTTTATTTTACCCTATCGTTTTTTTATTGTTTCAGAAACGCAAACAGCCTGCCGGGAAAACGCTCCACAGCAGGCTGTTTTTGCTTGATAAAACCGAAAAAGCCACGCATTTTCGGCATTTTTCCAAAAAGAAAGCACTGCACAATTGTATCATTTGTGCAGTGCGGTTATGGTTGCGGGAGCCAGATTTGAACTGACGACCGTATATGTCATTTAGAGAGGTCAACACTCCCCAAATCACCAACAAAACGGTAGTATATCGTGATTCTTTGAGTATAACTGTTTCCACTTTTTACCTTGTTGCCAACAACAATCTTGTCAATAAGCCTGTTAAGCAATTCACTGTCAAGTTGCTTGACTTCTGTGTATTTTCTTACAATATCCATGAATCGTGAAATACTGTCATCGACCGTTTCTTGCACTGCAATCTGCGATTCCAAACCAGCAAGTTTTTCGGTCAATTGCTGGTGTTCACTTTCCGTATTCTTCGTCATTTCGAGGAACTTATGAACGGGAAGCACTCCACTAAGTTTGTCCTCGTACATCTGGTCAAACTTTCTGTCAAGCAACTGTAAGCGTTTCTTGACTTCGTCTGCCTCTTTCTGCAACGCCTGCATCTTGTATGTACTTGTGTTGTCAAGTTCCGCTTGCAATCTGCGTGCAAAAAACTCTTCATTCACCCGAAGCAGGCTAAGCTTACTCTGAATGTCAGACAAGACAAGCTGGTATAAATCATCGTACTGTATGAAGTGCAGCGTGCAGGCATCTTTGCCTTTACGCTTGTAAGTGCTACATGACAAGTAATGCTTACCGGCTTTGTTGTTACCCAGAGTGAGTGCATAACCGCATCTGTCACACTTCACAAGCCCTGCAAATGCGTTGACACTGCCTGTTATACTTCCTCTCTTGCGAGAATCCAAACGTGCGTGTGCATCGTCCCACAGCCTTTCAGTAATTATTGGTTCATGCGTATCTTTTACAACAATCCACTTGCTTTCGTCAACCGGTACGACCTTTTTACTTTTGAATGACAATTTCTGCTTTTTGCCATTGACTATACGCCCAAGATATTCTGTCCTTGATGCAGTGCTTCTTCTCTCGCTGAGAGTGTTCTTTTATCTGCTACAATCTGCTGTTGGTCACGATCAACTTTCGCCTTGTCTTGCTCAACTGATGCCTTGTCTGACAGCACGATTTTTGCAGCTGCCATTTGCTTTTCTAATTCCATTTCCGCATCAGATTTCGGCACTTCTTTCGATTTCCCGAAAATATTTTTTTCAGTTTTTGTCGGTGTCGGAGCAAACGCAGAAACCATGTTGTCGGCTTGCGTTTGCAAGTCTTTTACTTGTTCCGTGAGGGCAGAAACCTCGTCACGCAACGCATCAGCTTTTTCCCTCAAAGCTGATTCAGTTTTCAATCTCTCGACTGATTTTTTTTGTGGTTTTTCACCGGTATTGAACGAAACACCAAACTCACTTTGACACATTTCTTGCATCATATCATTCAGCTTGTTCAACCGAGGTCTGGTTTCAAAATTTTTTCCGTTTATTTCTTTTCGTTCGACCATTTCGCCTGTTTTTTTGTTGCCACTCTGCATAAGCCGAAACCAGCAAGTGCATATGCTCCATGCTCATTTTAATCGAGCCGTCTTTATCTCTGTATTCGTGTAGTTCGTCTTTGTGCACAAAACCGCCGTGCACATTTTTTTCGCCGAAAAAATTTTGCATAATCTCAAATGATTTTTTGAAAAAATCGTCCGACTTACCTTGCAATCTCAACTCGTTGGGGCATGGTATCTCCAGAAAGCAAGCCGTCTTTCTGTCTGCCCTTTTTCGTTCCGGTGGGTACATCTTATCAACCTCAGCCACACGCTTTTTCATTGCGTTGAAAGCGTCTGAAAAGTCATTGCAACCAATGCAATAATTTTGGTGTGACAGTTCTTTGTTGATGTGTTCGTTACTATGGTTTCCATGTTCTCTCTCGTATTGTCCAAGATGCCGTTTCATTGCTCCAGCCGCCTGAATTGTCACTTTTTTCCAGTTTACGCATGCCATAGCGTTCTGCTCCTTTCCTGCGGTGAACCTGCACCAGCGAAATCTATGGTGTAGGTATAGCTTGCTATACCTGTATGCCTTGCAGTCACATCGCTGTCGATGCCGTTTTCATCGCCTGAACCGAAAAAACATCGCAACTGCGTTGTTTTTGGCTATATCGCACGCTTTTCAATCCTTGCCCTCAGTCAGATTCCGGAAATTAGAAAATACATAGTGGGCAAGTATTGCACCTAAGACCTAAGCAAGCTTAGGCAGGTGCTCTCCGAGGGGCAAGGCGTTGCCCTGCACCTACTCTGCCGAGGGCTTCCCCTCTCTCAACGCTTTCTCTTGTCTGCACCGTTAGCGTTACTGTTACCGTTATGCCGTAACAGTAGGCAACGCATCACAGCATCATCTCTGCCATCAACTCACGCTTGTACTTATAATAAGTATTACGTGAGATGCCAGCCAGCGTTATGCACTCGCTGTCGCTCAGCGTTCCGCCGAAGCTTTTGCAATGCTTCTTGATGATTTCTTTTGCTGGTTTCGCTTTTTTGACGTGTAGCTTTCGCCCTGCAACTTGTCCAATCTGCTTGCCGTTTCTCCGTGCAGTTTCGATGCCCTCAGCGGTTCTCCGATGCAGGTCGTCCACTTCTTTTTGGGATTGCTCAAATGCAAGCCGGATTTGATTCTCGGCGAGAATTTTCAATACATTGCGAGTTGCCTTGATGTACTCATCGGCAATCTGGTTTCCCGTATCGGACAGTCCCTCGGCACTGCTTAAAGCTTTGCTGTAAGTAGCCGTGTTGATGTGCGGCTCCTTGATGAAAACAAGGTTGACACCCTCATCATACAACTGCATATACAACCCAACGCCCTCATCAGCGTTACGGCTCATTCGGCTTACGCTATCAAAGATAATTGTGTCGCCGGAGCGTGCCAGCTTGACGATTTCTTCTAATTTTTTTCGTCCTGTTGTCTTTGTTCCCGTGTAAATTTCTTTATAGATTTTTGCGTTCGGGAATGCCGAAAGAATGTTGCGGACTTGCCTGTCAATGTTCTGCTTTGGGGTGGAGATGCGACAATAACCGTACTCCATTTTTGTTTCACTTCCTTTCGTTTTATTGTACCAATTTAACCGGTCGTTAATTTCAATTTTGCTACGGAATCAGTGCAACCATATTTTCTGGTGGCACTTTTGGTATTCGCTTTCTGCACGGCAAAAATTGTACTCTTTTAACCGTACATACGCTCCGTGTTGGCGTATTTATAGTCCTGCCATAGTGCCGTGTTACGCTCCGTGCGTTTTACATCTTCCCAGAAACTTTTTTCCGGTGATGCTGGCATCGGAGATTGTACTGGTGGTGTATGTATATCCGCTGCCATATCGTAGCACCGCTCCAGCCAGTAGGCTATAATATCAGATGTGAAGTGATACTCGATACGATAGTACAATTCGACGTTGGTATCGGCATCAGTCACTCTTATATTTTTGCGTTTCGTGGGGTCTTCGTGCCCCACGATTTTTTTGCAACATCAAATTCGCAGATTGCTATTGTCGGCATCGCATAATCACCGTAGCCACGCATACACTGACAGTTTTTCGGATAATGCGGAATGCGATGTTCTTTTTTCGTGGAACACGGATTGAGATAGCGTATTGTTGCTTCTAGGTCAGCTTGACTGGTGATTTTTCGTATCAAAACTTGCATCGGATTTTCGTAGCCTTGCTTTCTTGCCCACCATTTCTTCGCCCATTTTTCAAACGTTTCTGGTATTTCGTGAAAACATGCAATGTAATGGACGTGCCAACTGCCATCTTCACACGGTTCAAGAAATTTATGAACGCCTTGGAACTCATCCTTAAACTGCTTTTTCAAGCGGTTAACAAAGCCTGTGGCTAAGCGATTCAT